AATTAATCTATTTCTAAGACTACTTGAAGGTCTTGGTTTATAATCACCATCAGAAGTTGATTCAATTACTGATCCGTTTATACTATCATCCTCTATAAATGACAACCTAATTTACCCCCATAAGCATCGAAAGATACTGTGATAGTTCCCGGCTTTGAATGAACACCTTTGTTTCTATGTTCAAACCAACTATCTCTACCTCTAATTATACTATTACTAAATGTTCCCGTATTTCCTAAAACGATTTCTTTTTCAACATATTCCTGTTTTTCAAATGAATAATCATATACAATTTGTTGTGTGATAAATTTTCTATGTAAATGCCCCATCAAGAAAACATCTGCATAATTATTTACCTTCATATCTTCAAGTGGTTTTTCTAATGCTTGTGAACTACCAAATCCATGTGCTACAAATAGTTTCCATCTTCTTAATGGTTTATCATTGAAATTAACTTGAAGTCCTACCCAACCTTTACTTCCCAAATATTTTATACTTTGTTTATCAAATATACTTTTCATTCTATAATGGTCAATATTCTTATCCATATATTCATGATTTCCTGCTAATCCATACCAAATCTTAGGTGCTTGACCTGATTTAATTAATTGTTCATTTAAGTCAAAAAGTGTTGCATGGTGTTCTTCCCATGCTTCAACCTCTCGTGTAAGTGAAGGAACAGGATCACTAGATTCTAAGGTATATCTTTTATCCCATGGCATTATATTGTTAAACATATCCCCGCCAAATGCGGTATATCTTAATGGATCATCTAATACTGCTTTTTCTCTTTTTTCACATAATGCAATATCACGTTTAGGATCACCAAAATGTTCATCACTAAATACTTCTAGATCTATTACATCATCAATTTTTTCCAAATCTATATTTATGAAAGTTGAATCCATGTTATATTTCTCACATATACCCTACTTATAAATGTTAGTAAAAATTAGGAATTTTGGAAAGTGTATGCTTTTAACAGTTTATCTGTATAAGCGGATACGATCATTCCAAATTTCTGTGAATCTTCTGCTTCATTAGGTAATCTTTTTCTAGTTTTTTCAACTGCTATTGCTTCAAGTCGATCTACTAGATCTGATGCTTTTTGTTCAGATATTGAAATTTTATCAATACCCCCCCAATTTACATTACTTACTACTTTGTAAGTTGATGGAACAAACTCAGAATATTGAGTATTATTCATATCAATAGTTTCAAACTTAGGATCTAAACCTTTTGCTTCATTGGATAAATCAATGATTAGTTTACAAGCTTTTCTTCTATCAATTTTTGGGCTTTTATCATCTTTAAGAATCCCCCATTGAGTTTTCAGATTTTTCATGATTTCAATCATTTCTGTCATTAAAAGTTAATACACATACCGCAATATAAATGTATGTAAAAAAGAAGGATTATGGGATTGATCTACTGTATAGTTTGCCTTCAAGAGCCATTTTATACATTTCTGCAACGTAAGGATTTTCACCCGGAGTTTCTGCTCCAAGTTCAACTAATCTAGCATATACACGTACAACGTATGCTAATGCTCCCATGAAAGCCACTACAACACCCATGTTAAACATCCAGTGATTAGGAACTGCGAAGATTTCCTCTACAAACCAAAAGTGCCACATTTCATTTACTCCTATTGTAAACATAGTAGCCAAATAACCTAATATGGTTATTTTTAAACCTGTATTTATAGAGTTGTTTGTACCACGCAAAACAGGGATCTTCCTGTCATATATAGCTGCCATTCCCCATCCCAAAGGCAAAGCCACGAAATGAGAATATAACCACCAATGAGCAGGTGTAAATGCACTATCCCTAATAGATGTTTGATGAAGTGAACCATCCACAAAATTATCAATTTCTACTGAAGCTGCAACAGAACCCATGGCTATTACGATTAACCATATTTTCTTTAATCTTTGGATTTCTACCTCTTTTGGAAGTAATGTCGGCATTTGTGCCATATATATAAAATGGTTTTTTTAACATATAAGTTTTCAGCAGGCGTGGTTAGTATATAAAGAAAATTCAATGATTAACATTAATGATAAACAATAAAAAAAGAAAAGAGTTGTAGTGCTATTAAGCTGCTACTAGATCGTAGTAAGCCATGCCACCACCTTTGGCTTTGACTTTCTCACTAGGACACTTTACTTTGAAAGTTTCCCCATCCTCAAGAGCTTTTCTCAAATCTACATCTACCAGCTTACTTACAACAGCTCGTCTTGTTGTATGGATTTTTGATACTTTTGTACCATCTTCTTTTTCCCATTCTTCAGCTGTCGAAATCTTTACACCCGGAGTTTCTTCCCCATCCTTACCAGTGTAAGGTGAGTCCTCGACTCCAGTGATAGTGAATACTTTATCACCGATTTCAGATAGATTTATGGAATCTCCTGATTTTTGTCCAAACTTGTTAAAATCCGACATACATTGTAAACAATGTTGTTACATATAAATCTTTACAACATACTATAGAAACAAAGACTTATATATCCCATTTGGTTGTATTATTTTAATGGCAAGACCATCTAATCCAAATAGAGTTGCAACACCAATAAGCATACTTAAATCTCAAAAATTGAGAATAAGAAAATATGCACAACCTGATCAAAAACGAAAAGGATATGAAAGTGATGCAGTTGTTCTAGAAAGAATACTATCAGAATACGAAAAAAACCATCCAGCTAACTGCGAACCAAAAAGCACTTACGCTTCAAAAAATATTTAATATTCTGCTTCTTCCATTTCTTTTAATCTTATTTTTTGATCTTCTTCTGACATACCATGCCAAATTTTTCTACAAACAGGTGAATCATAAAATATTTTTTGCCTACCCTTATATCTAGATGGTAATTCCCTATTGCATGGACATTTACATCTTAAAATTTTTTCTCGTCTTTTCAGATAAATTCACCTAGGAATATTGTTTCTTGTCCGTTGCGGACTCAGATTCCTCGTGATTTTTTGATTTATGCTGTCGTGAGATTTCATCTTTTACTGTATCTGAAACACTTTTTTCTTCATTGACAGGGTTATATACTGGATTGTGTACTCCTGTAGTATCAGTTGTTGTTCCTGCTGGTGATACATTTTTCAATAATGCTCCCCTAATATCAGGTGAAAGATTTCCCCAATTTTGCTTATGATAATATGTTGGTAAATTATATGATTTTAAAAGTTCGGCTCTATCTACATTGGTTAATGTATCCCAATGTCTATCGTTTAAAAGTTCAGATTTTTTGAAACAGTCGTTTTTTGCAACTGGATATATTCTTCCTTCTGACATAACATTAACTTTATCACCATTAAAACCTGCTATAATTCCTGATTTTTTATATTCTGCAAAAACTACTTGATCTCTTGGACTAAATCTTGATTTTATTAAATCAAATCTTCTTTTATATACTTTTTGGGCTTCTTTAGTATTTTTCTCTTTTTCCCCTCTTAAACTTGGCATAACATCTCTAGTTAATGATTCTTTATCTTCATCACTATCAATTTTCATTTTTTTACCGCCTACGGTAATCCATTCTTCAGTATCTTTATTACTATCGCCTTTAGAGGGATTAGATGGCATATTAAATTAATATATACTTGGTATTTAAGGTTTTTGATTGCCTACCAACCTTCATAATTGCCGATACTATCAATTCCCCATAAATCAGGAACTTCACGCATAAATTCCACTTTTTGTTGCCCAAAACAAGCCAAAGCGATACTATCACTATAATCATCAGCGTGTTCACTACGCACTTTAGGTTGTTGATCTTTGAATTTACCATGATCCCAATACATATATGACAACTGTTCAACAAGTTTATCCTTGCTATAATCATCTAATAATGACAAATTTATCAATCTTCCTGCCCCTTTTTCATTCAATTCTTCAAACAATCTTTCCAAATTTACATATAAATCTGTTTTATCTGACTTGAAATTAACTCCATAAATAACCATATTAGGATCAACTTCTTTACATAAATCTACAAGTGTGTCGCCCATTCCTGTTTCATCGATATATATTCTTCTTAAGCCATATATTCTATTATATTCTGAAATCTTTTTAGCCAATTTTGGTTGTTCCGTTGTTAATTCAGTATATATTTCAACAGGATAAACAACATTATCCCTCACACCTACAATAGTAACAACAGTCTCATCTGCACCTTTTCCGCTTGTATCCACGCCTGCATCATAATATTCAAAAGACTTTCTATCAACGGGGGTTAATGCTTCCTGTAAAAGATTATATGGAATTAAACTATTACCACCATCGAGAAATTCCCCATATATTTCCTGTCTTTCAGCAGCTTTGGTCGTGCCTTTGATTAGTTTAAGAACCTGTGGATCGCTAGCTGCAAGTGGATTATCAAACGTAGTAACATGGAATTGTGTCCATGGATATTTTTCTTTATCGTTATGACCTTCTATTTGTTTAGGTTTACCATGTTCATATATAATATGAGACTCCATACATGATTTAAAAAACTGACCTGATTTTCCTTTTGGTGTACTTGTGAGTAATATATGTGGTTTAGTTGTAACTGTTGAAGGTAAAAAGGCATCAAATACTACTTGAGGAATATATGCAGCTTCGTCAAGTATAGCATAATGAACTGTAAATCCTCTTAATGAATCACCTGTATCACCTATTGGTCTTACAATAAAGTTTGTTCTACCCGTTCCGTCATACCATTCAATAGTAATTTCTGTTTTAATTTCCCTTGTTACTTTCTTACTAAGTGTAGGACTCATGTGTATAAACTCACTAATCTTAGATAAAATCAAGTGAGCCTGATCTTTAGATAGTGAAGCTATAACCACATTAGCCACCCCTGTATCTATATTGCTTGCAAACAATGGTGCAAAATAAGCAAAGTGTATAGCCTTCAAAGCTGCATTTGTTGACTTACCAACTTGCCTTCCTGTTCTATATACAATGAAACGATCATAACAATCTAGAAATTTTTGATTATATGGAAATACATCAAACCCTAGATATTTATCTACAAAAAAAGAACATTTTTTAAATGACTCTACAAGTATCTTGGCGTATTCAACAGGATCTTTTACATATTCAACTGGTGGTAATTGTCTAAGACTCATCTAGTAATTCCCTACTCAGTTTAACTGTTTTTGCTATTTCGTGTTTTTGATCTTCAGTTAATGTTTCCTTTTGGGTAATTTCAACGGTTTCTCTTTTTGTCTTAATTTCATTAATAACCTTACCCAAATTGGTAAGTGAATTTATACGCTTTGTAACTTCAGAATTTAGTTCCCCATGTTGATCTTCTAAACTCTCGAAAAATACAAGTTTTTCAAAATTATTATGGAATTCTGCTTCCATTAAATCAAGTGTTCTACCACCTGTTTGATCTACTAATTTAGCAATATCTTTCCTAATTACACATAATGAATCTGCTTTAAACTTTGGACATATACCATTACCCCCTAGTTCTTGTGGTCTATATGGACAACCATTACACTCAGGTGGTAAGTTTCTAGCATAATTTAAATTTTTAAAATTAGCTGGAACTTTCTTTGGTAGTGTTCTTTTATCAATAACTAATTCTTTTTCCCCTGTTTTTAAATCCTTTTTCTCGATAATTTTAACCATATATAATTTTTTACGTTATAGTATTTAAGGCTTTTTTCTGTTCTACAAGGACTAACTTCTGATATAACTTTGCTTCATAATCTTCTAATTTTACCTTGAATGGTTTTAACTTACCATCCCATGATATAACGAGTATAACACCATATTTTATTTTTTGTCCTGTGCAAAATTCCCACATTTTACCGTATGCACATAGTTGTATAAAATAATCCTTGCTATTACATTGAGATTTAGTTTTTGGTTTTCTGCTGTTTTTAAAGTCAATTATACATAATTCCCCGTCATATTCTGCTACACAATCAGCAGTTCCCGCAAGTTCAAGTAAATCACTATATAATTTTATTTCTGTTCCATGTATATTATCTACATGATCTACTAAATGATCTGCTAATACATCAAACAATTTTTCAATATCTACTTCATATTCTTCATCTGTATTATCAAATTTTGTTATATTGTTTAACCATTTTTCTGCAAGTTCATGTATTCTATTTCCCACTTTAATACTACCTGCACCTATTTCTTCACATCTTATTTCTGCTTGGGCTTCTGTTATACCTTCATCTCTTGCAACTTTAGCTACCCAAAATGGATACCATTCTTTTGTATCTAATAGTTTTAATACAGTTGTTATGCTTGGATATATTTTACCTGCTTCTGTTTTATAAAAATGACCTTCATCTGAGTTCATAGATTCTACGAATGGTCTAACAATGTGTTCTGTTTTATGTGTAAACATTAATATATACAGGATACTTCTATAATATAAATGTTTAAAGAGATAGAAGATAGACTAGATGTTACGAATGAATTATTGCGTAAAATTGAACAACATTTGAGGAATTTAACTTTGCCCCCTGATGTTGTGGATTGGTCTAAAAAATTAGGTGTAAAACAAAAAGATTTTAAACCTGATGATTTTGTCTAGGTATTATGAGTTTTAAACGTATTTCCAGCTAATTGACTTTGACTTTGACTATCCATTTTTTCTAAATCAAATGAATCAAATTTATGTTCACCAACTTGAATAATTGTTCGTATATTAGGGTATGACCATGTTATTGATTTTACAGTGCTAGTGACATCTATACTTTTTATACTATTTTTTATTTTTATCTTATGATTTTCTCTTAAACAGTTTATATGAGTTGGTGCTTCAACTTCATATCTTTCAAGAACTTCATCATTATCTGCAATTATTCTTGTAGAAGCACTTTGTAAATCAGTTCTTGTTGTTAATTGTGGAGTGTATATACGTCTATCATATTTACCATATCTGTTTGCACTTGCTAAACCGTCACCACTACCAGTTCCACTACCGCTAGCAGAATTTCGCCAATATAATGATTGTGTGGAATTAACATCTTCATACCAATAATATATTGTTCCCGCAGAATGTGATCCAGTTATTGTAACAGTTTTGGCTTCATAATCAACTGTGTAAGCAGTTATAGTTGTGTTATTAGGTGATTCAACTCTTAAATTTGTTGGAACACCTGAAAGTGAAACAACTGAATTTGTTCCTGATCCAAAAGTTTGTTCTGCATATATATTATTTAATCTACCTACTAATTCTAACTCATTTACTAAAAGTGCATCGTCTTTACCTGTATGTGTTATTTTAAACCCTGAATTTGTGTTTGTACCTTGAACAAATTTAAATGGAGTTGCAACACCTGTTCTTTTTTCAACTGTTACTATTTTATTATTAGTAAATAATAAAGAATCAGATTCTAATAAAAGTAAATCAATACATTGTATAAATTTGCCCGTAGCTATAAATTTACCTGAAAATCCACTTGATCCAGTATTTGAACCTGCTTCTTTAAATTTAAATGAATTATCTACATTTGAAAGTATATCTTCAACTATTGACCAATTATCTTGACTATCATCATAAACATTTTTTGTTCTATTTGGACTAGTAGCTGTTCCAGTTAATATATCAGGATTAATATTTGTTTCAACTAATATTTTACCATCACCTCTAACAAATACTTGTTTTGGGCTTGTTTGATCATTAATTTTCCAAACTGTTCCTGAAAGTTTTATAGTCATAGGTTGTGATGAACTTAGGTTTATTACATCATGATCTAAATCTGTTAAATATGAGCCTTTATAAAATCTTAATTGCATTATATGACCACCCCATTTATCCGAACCACTTGAATTTGATCCAATTCGTATATTAGTTCCATTTCCATAATCAGTTGTATCTGTAAATGAAAACTCAAAAACTCCATCAAGATAACATGAAACAAGGTTATTTTCATCTCTTTTTATTCTTATAAGTCGTGGCTTTTTATTTCCAAATGATTGAGTAGTTCCTACTCGTTCAACTGCATTTGAACCACTTGCTTTTGTTTTAACAAATAATCTATATACGCTTGATACAGATTTAAATCCTACTTCAATTCCCCCATTTGTATTATATTTACTAAAAATAATTGCTTTATCCCCACTTGAATAACTGCCCAAAGATGAATCAAAATCACAATAAACATACAAATCAAATTGTTTTGACATATCTAATCTTGAATTATTAGGTATATCATAATGATCTGTTGAAGATTCATCAAATTTTAATGTATATTGAGATTGAAATTTTGCATTGTTATTTGAAGCATTAGGTGATTCAAATCTACTTGCAGGTAAATCACTTGAAGGATTCATATTATAACCCCCTTCATCATTAACAGTTAATTGAAAATTATATATTGCTGATAAATATTCTGTATCTACTATATCTTGAATATATGTTAATCTGTCATTAACATCAATTTTTGTTCCCATTCCAAATTTAAAAACACCTTGATCAACTGTTCTAGTTCCATATCTTGTTACGGTGGAAGAACCTATTTTTTCATCTCTTGTTGAAGTTATATTACCCGAACTGTTAATTTGATTAACAACTACCTTACAAATAGCCACTATGCTTTCGCCACCGCACTAATCATTTTTGACATATTCCCTGTTGAATTTGCGGTTGTAGCACTAACTTGAAGATCATAAGTTGAACCAGCTGTTAATGAAGTTAATGTTTTACTTGTTGCAGATCCAGTATAATCTTCAGTAGTCCATTCAGCATTACCTGTTTTGTATCTAATTCTATAACCTGTTAAAGAAGGATTACCTGTTCCAGTATCAGTAGGATTAGCCCAAGTTAAGTCAATTTCACCTGATGATGAACCTGTTGAAGCTGAGAAATTTATTGGTGGTTTTGCTCCATCACCATTATATAATGTAACAACATTACCTTCCATGAATTTAACATTAGCTGTTGCAATAACAGGTGACATGGAATTAATTGTAGCTTGCATAGATGCAGTTGTTCCACCCCAACTAATAACATCTTGGTTAGTATCATCTACTACTGCTAATTCAAAAGCATCATCAATACTTATTGGTCTAAATTGATTTTTCATTCCTAACATTTGTTCCCAAATTGTTTTTGAATTACCTGAAAATCCTGATCCTGTAATTTGATTAGTAGAATAATTTATTAATTTCCAAGTTAAATTTACTTGTGTAGAGTTTCCTTCTACTTTTACCAAAATTTGTTCCGCAGAATCTTCTTCAGGTAAAGGTGTAGGAGTTACAGGTGTATTTATTTGAAAATTAAATGTATCAAATACAGGGATAGACCATTTCATTATAGTTGTTCCTGATGTATTTAATTTTCTAAGTTCTAATTTATATGCCATTATATCACCTAACTAAACCTATGATTCCTCTTTTGATTTTCAATTTGTTCTTGAACTGGTGGTGCAATAGCATCAGGACTACCTGCATGAACTTCACCTGATGGTTCAACTATATAAACTTGTGTATTATTATTGTCTTGATTACTTCTACCTCTTGCATCTACCACCGCATTATCTTCACGAGCTGCACCGCCCCCACTATCATCACCAATACCAAGCCAATTTAATAAAGGTTGTAAAAATTCCCATATTTTTTCAAAAGCTGTTATAATAGATTGAACCCAACCTTGTAAAGTATCCCATGCAGGTTTTAAAGTATTGGTAACTGCTGTTGACATACTACTAAACCATCCTGTTAAAGTAGCCCAAGATTCTTCAAGTGTTGTAAGTGTTGTTGATAATGCAGTATCCCATGCTTCTGATATACCTAATGCAATTTCACCTAAATCAATATCTAATAATTTAACTGCTTCCCAAATACCTGCTATTGCACCTATAATTGGGAATAATTTTAATACTTGCCACCAATCTATACTTGTTAATATTCCATATAACATACCAAGTGGGTTTTTAAGAAATTCTACAAAGGCATTTCCAAGTGTACTTCCCCATTGTCGCATTATTGGTGCTAAATATCTATAAAGTGGTAAAGCCACCGTTCTTAAGAAATATATCATAATTGGTCTTAAGAAAAATCCTACAAAGTCACCGATTGGTCTAAATATCATTAAAATTGAAGTGTTAAACAGTTTAAGCATACCTTGTAACATTGGTGAAGATTGAACTACTAAAGATGATATTTTTTGAACCATTTTCATTATTCCCATTATTCCTACTGCAATAACACCTAATTTTCCTAAATTTTTCATCATACCGCTTTGTGAACCACCACCACCTAAGCCTGAAAATAAACCTGCTATACCGCCTTTACCTTTACCGCCTGAGCCTGCACCAGTAGATCCGCCACCGCCACCTAAATTGTTTAGTCGCTTCTCTAGCTCCCGTATCTTAGAATCGTCTATTACGACCTTAAGGGTGTATTGCTCAACCAAGTTTGTTTAACTCCCACATTATCGAACAAATTTGTTATCAATT